ATTTCTGAATAAGTCTTGCCTACAAAATTAATGTCTATATTTGTTAAGCTATCAATCATACCTTCAATAGATATTAAACCAAGCGTATAATGTTCTAATTTATTATCAACTTTAGTTCTATTATAAACAGAATAAACAAAAAACGTTTTCTTTACAAAAATGTTTCCAGATTCAGGAGATCTAAAACTAATCGTAAATAATTCATCTCCAATAATAGGTAATTTATCTATTAGACCAAGACCATCCATTATGGAAACACTACCATTCATACAATAAGAAAATATATTTTCTTGTATAACTAAATCTGTGATACTATAACGAACATCTATAGATGTTCCGTTTGAACCTAATAGACTAGCCAATTCTATTTCAATATTTTCATTTAAAAATTCTGGTTGTGCCGCCATTATCTAAAAACATCCGATAATTCTGAAAGTACGCTTCCTAAAGTATTTGTATCAACATAAATTATATTTCTTTTATTATCATTTAATTCTACTTCATAATCATATTTACTAATAGATTCTTTAACTGTGGTAGATAAAGTATTATAAGTCGTTAAATCAACTTTCAATGTTCTTTTTGGTATAATTGTTCCATCAAATAGAACCTTTTGTTGATTAAGTATCTTTCTATATTCATGAACTGTACTTTGAGCAGCAGGAACACTACCATATCTACTTTCAATATAAGATATGAAATCTCTATATCCTAAAGGCCAGTCATAGATAGGATCATGCATATTATTAATAAGTAAAAGAAACCAACTCAAATCAGATTGTCCATATAATTCAAACGCTACATTATCCGGTCTTTGCGCTTCTTGAACAGTATAAGTATAATAAAAACCACGATTCTTTTTTATCGTTTCTACTATTTTATATCGTAACATGATATTTGTTACGATTTGAGATTTGTTTTTAAACTTTAAATCGTATGAGATTTTTGGAAAGTTATTAAAATAAAAAGACATTATTCTTCCGGAGCTTGTTCTTGAGTAGGTTCGGCGGGTCGTATTGAAAATTTACCCTCTTTTGGAGATTTAATATACCCATCACCACCATAATCTTCGTCGTTAGACAAACGAACAACTGTTTCTAAGAATGAAGCGTTTAGTGTAACTTCTACAGGAGCGTTTGTTGGATAATGATATTGTGCCCCTTTACCATGAAAATTAACATCAAAACTTGTCAAAACAGAAGTCTTAATATCAAAAAGATACTTATTATCAGATAAAGTGATACCAAATTGTTTAGGATAATCATAAAAATGTTTCAATTTATTTTCTCCTGGTAACATAGCATTCCTAAACGCGCTAATAATACTTCTTAATATATCACTTTCTTTTTCATTCTTTGGAACTATATTCCAAGAAAAGTTGTGTGTTTTAAAGTTTACACCTTCAAATGCAGCGGCTAGATATGGATTTCTAGCTATACCAGCACCAACAGTAATTCCTTGTACTGCTTGTCCTAAACCAGCACCCAATACAGCACCGGCCGCTCCAGCTTGGGATGCAAGCAATCCTCCAGCACTCGCTGTTAATTCAGAACCATAATATAAGGCAAGATTACCAGCAACTTCTTTTAGACTTTCCGAATCTAAACTTAGTTTTTCATTTCCTAATACACTTTTAAGTCTATCAATAGCACCAGACCCATCTCCTTGCGCGGCTTGTTGAACCGCACCTATTAATTCTGGTGCATTTCTAGCAGCCGCCGCTCCTACTGGTCCAAGTGATTGACCATTCCAGGTCGATTGCCAACTTGTACTTAGATTTTGAGGCAAAGGTAAGGTGACAGTACAATAAACCAACTTTTTATCAAAATCTTCTCTTTTGTATTTGTAACTTTTAAAAATACGAAACATCATAAATTGGTCGTACTCAGATACGTCTAATGGTAATCTAAGATCTGCCATATAAATAATCCTTATTATAACACTTTTTATTATTTATATGGCATATTCAGGAAAGTTTCAACCAAAAAACCCAAAGAAGTATAAAGGCAACCTATCGAATATAGTATACCGTTCAAGTTGGGAAGCAAGATGTATGTCTTATTTTGATAAAAATGAAAATGTAATTTGGTGGTCTTCAGAAGAAATAATAGTACCTTATCGAAGCCCTGTCGATGGTAAAGTTCATAGATACTATCCAGACTTTATTATTAAAGTAAAACAAAAAGATGGAGGTATTAAGACGATTATGATAGAGATAAAACCAGAGTATCAAAAAAAAGAACCAAAAGTTCAAAAAAGAAAAACAAAGAAATATATAAACGAAGTCTTTACCTATGCTGTAAATCAAGCAAAATGGAAAGCGGCGTCTAGTTTTTGTAAAGATAGACTCTGGGAGTTTTATGTGTTAACAGAAAAAGATTTGGATATAAACCAATGAGTTTTTTTGTATACGCCATCGGACCAGAAAACGGTCCTGTAAAAATTGGTTTTACCAATAACTTAAAAAAAAGATTAAAAGCTATACAAACTGGTAATTCAGAAAAAATTGAAGTTTTTTATTCAGAACAATTTGATAGTAAAAAAGATATGATGGAAGCAGAACGTATATTACATCACACATTATCTCACAGAAGACTAAAAGGAGAATGGTTTGATATCTCTCCGGAAGACGCTAAATTAGAATTAATTCATATGAAAATGAAATATTAGGAATCTCTATGATTGTCTTTATACACGGTGCTAATGCTACATCAAAGTCCTGGTCATATATCCTATCAAAGATAAACGTGAGAAACATTTCCGTTGACTATGACAGTTCATTAGGATTCAGAAGAAATCTAATCTCAATACGAAGTCAGATTCCAACAGATGAACCTATACAGATTGTTGGTCATAGTCTTGGTGGTATCTATGGACTATATCTAACACAAACACATAATGTCACGAAAGGATTGACACTTGCTACTCCATATGCCGGTGTCGCCGTGGCAGACTTTATGAAGATGATTTTTCCTGGCTCTCATCTATTGAAGGATATCGGAAAGTATAGTCGATTCATAACAAAATCTAGAAACATAAAAATAAAGGTACCATGGACTCAGATCATCACAACAAGAGGATCTTTACCATGGTACCTTGAGAGAAATGACGGTATCGTTCCTATCAGTTCTATGACTTGTAGAAACGATATAAACTATCTAGAACTACCCTATAACCATTATGAAATTCTTTATTCCGATGAAGTGGTAAATTTAATTACTTGTTAATCAATTCACCAGTCACCACAGCACCACGGCATCACCAGACACCACATCGTTACCAGACACCTTACCAGACACCCTAGCGTTATCATACACCTCAGCGTTACCAGTCACCTCAGCGTTACCAGTCACCTCAGCGTTACCAGACACCTCAGCGTAACCAGACACCCAAGCGTTACCAGACACCACAGCGTTATCAGACACCCTAGCGTTACCGGACACCCAAGCGTTACTGGACACCCAAGCGTAATCAGACACCCTAGCGTTACCATACACCTTAGCGTTACCAGTCACCTTAGCGTTATCAGTCACCACAGCGTTACCATACACCCTGGCGTTACCAGACACCAAAGCGTTACCCTTCACCTGAGCGTAATCAGAACCAGACACCACAGCGTTACCATACACCATAGCTTCGCGTCCAACAAAAACGCTCTCAGAAACAGTAGCGGTATCAGCAACCCATCCACCACCATTAGAATGCTGGTGGGCGGGAACCCGACCGTTGCCAAAATCAAAAGTGGTCATCTCGTTTACTCCCTCCAATCGGAAATCGTGACGATGGACTTCAACTCTTCGACAAGAGCCCGACCCGCATCGGTAAATAGAATACCCTGAAGATATACCCAATGCTCAATGTCTTGGGAATTATAGAAGGTATCCTCTTCAGTCATCCACCGAAGAGCAGTGGTACGGTCACCCGCACCTGCTTCGATAACTGAGGCAATCTCAGCCTCGAACTTACGAAGAGCGCGAGCCTCTTCCTCCGCCTCCTCTGCTTCCCGAATATCGAAAGCACGACCAACGGAATCCCAAATCTCCTGCTTGCGGGCAGGAGTGGCGGTGTAGAACTCATGACCACGTGGGCGGAAACCATAGGCGTCCTTGTGGAAATCGGAGAAGATGTTTTCTTCGTAGGTGTAAGCAGTCATTTCATTCACTCCTTGTTTCATCATGTTTATATTATAACAAAAGAATTAATTTTTGTCAACAACTTTTTTACCAAAATCTACACGCCAAGCGAAATTTGCTTCCAGTTCACGAATCAACTCATCCCACGACCGAGGGAAGTTTGAGAACTTAGCACCACTTACCTTAGCGATAAAACCGCCATCAGGATGCTTCCGAATGACGATCTCGTGGTCTGCACAGTTCATGGAAACCCAACGGTCGAGCGAAGGAATGGAACGAAACTTAGCAATCATGTTCTTATCTCCTGTTTTCATCATATAAATAGTATATAACGTATCTTATTTTTTGTCAACAGAAAAACGAACATGGCATCAAAAACTTTTGACGAAATTCTGGCTCAGGGAGTGAGGTCTGGACAATTACCAGCTAGGACACAAACGTCTAGAGATTGGTTTCGCAACACAGCGAGAACGACTAGTGTTACGCCGGAAGCTGTTGTTAGGGGTGAGAGAGCGAAATATAAAAATAGGACCACATTAGGAAAAATGTATCTTTTCAATTATGATCCTAAAACAAAAGATACGTTACCATATTATGATAGATATCCTTTGATCTTTCCAGTAGAAGGAGCTCCAGGTGGTTTCTATGGTATCAACATGCATTATTTACCACTAACTCTTAGAGCAAAGTTAATGGATAAATTATACGAACTGTCTACGGACAGAAGATACGATGAAAAGACTAAATTGAAGATTGGTTATCAGATATTAAAAGCGGCTTCTCGTTTTGCTCCATTTAAACCAACTTTCAAAAGATATCTATCAAATCATGTTAGATCTAGATTTATTGAAATATCGTCTAGTGAATGGGATATTGCCCTATTCCTACCACTGGAAAGATTTGCGAAAGCGTCGAAGACTAAAGTCTGGGCAGACTCAAGAAGGATGATATAATGCCTATAGATTTAAATAGATTTACTTCTATCTTTAATAATGTTCCTCCAGCGAGAGAAAGCGACTACGAAATTATAATAAGTGGTCCAGCTGGAATTGGTGATCCAGATTTAACATATAGAGCAGACTCTGTACAATTGCCTGGAAGAAGTATTGCTACAACAGAACAGGTTTATATTGGACCTCAAAGAAAAGTAGCGTATGCAGCACTTTATCTAGAGACTTCTATAACTTTCATAGAATCAGACGATTATCGTGTTAAAGAGTATTTTGATAGATGGTTAGATAAGGTTGTAGGAACACATCGAATTAATCGTACCGTATCAGATGGTTCGAGATTTCGTTCTGGTTATTATGATGATTATATTGGAACGATAGATATTCACAATCTACGAAGAACTGGTGTCAAAGGATATAATACAAAATTGATAGAAGCATATCCTATACAAGTCGCTCCAGTAAGTTTATCTTGGGCTTCTGATGCTATACCTAGAATTAATGTAACGTTCACTTATAGATATTATGAACAAAACGCAGCAGGATCAACAAGTACTGCTAATTTATCTACTTAATAAAAATGACTGATTTGGAGAGAATAAAATGGCTTTACCATCAATAGTAGCCCCACACTTTACGACTAAACTACCGTCAAATGGAGTTGATGTTAAATTTAGACCTTTTCTTGTAAAAGAGGAAAAGTTGCTTCTCATAGCTGCTGAAAGTGGTGAGAGAAAAGACATGATAGACGCTATCTGTCAAATGTTAAAAAATTGTGTTATTGAGCCGGAGGATATTGATCCTTATAGTTTAGCTTATTTTGATTTTGAACATATATTTCTTCATATAAGATCTAAAAGTGTAGGAGAAACGGCACAGTTTAAACTAAAACATGATGTGGAAAATTGTGGCCACATGAACGATGTAGAAGTCAAGTTAGATAATATTGTTTATAATACAAATGAAGATCATACTGATACATTTTTATTGAACGATAATATTGGTGTGAAGATGAAGTATCCTAATATAAATTCTTTGACTGACTTTATGGATATTGATCCTACAAATGTTCTTGATATTTTTTCTACTAGTATAGAATATGTTTACGATCAAGAAACGGTTTACAACGATTTTACACAAAAAGATGTTTTAGAATTTTTAGAAAGTCTTTCTAAAGAGCAATTTGATAAAATTACAAGATTCTTTCAAACTATGCCTGGCAGTCGTTTAAGAGCAAAGTATAAATGTGAAAAATGTGATGAAGAGGTTGAAACAGATGTATCTGGTTTTGAAGATTTTTTTGGATAAGTCTCTGTCATACGAGTCTAGCTAGTTATTATAGACTTAACTTTTCGTTGATGCAATATCATAAATATTCTTTGACTGAATTAGATGATATGATACCGTTTGAGAGAGAAATATACATTCAGATGTTGCTAGAACATCTGAGAGAACAAGAAGAGAAGAACAGACAAAATGCTTCCTAACCCTAATCCTTCTGGTACAGTTACATCTGATATGATGGCGTTATCATTTCAAGAAAGCACCATGTATGCTGTTCAAAGCATAGATGAGAATATCAGAGGTCTTAGAAAATTATTCGCATCTTTTTTGAAGGTAAACACTGAAAATTTAAACACTGAGAAAATTAATCGTGTTAGAGAAAGATCGACGGCCGCTGAAGAAAAAAGAGAGTCTAAATTTGGTACTACTTTAAAAAGCGCGGCGACGGGCGTAAAAGATAAAGCTATAGAAGTAGGAAAGGGTATATCTCTTGGTGGTGTTTTAAGTACACTTATCGGTGGTGCTTTACTAGGTGCATTTCTAGCACCAGAAAAGACTGATGAGCTTCTTAATACCATTAAAAAATCCGCGAGCAATTTCTTTACCTCTGATTTTTTTAAAGGCGTTGGTAACGCTGCTTGGGAAATCTTTAAAGAAAACTTAAACTTACCTAATTTATTTGTTACTGCTTTATTTGGTTGGAGAGCTGGTGCTATAACAGCAGCGTTTACTTGGTTGGGTAGAAAAGTCGTAGAATCACTAGGTTTAAAAGAACAAGATGGTAATGGTGAGGTTACTCTTGGAAGTAAAATAGAAGATTATCTAGCAAAAAATTTACCGGCTGTATTTGGTGGTGTAGGTTTATTTGCTTCATTATTTCCTATACCTTTCTTCAAAGGATTAGGTATTCTTACACTAGGCGTTGGTAGAGTTTTAAGTAGAACTATAAGAAAAGCTTTTGGGTTTGGTGTTGGAGAATTAACAGTAGAAGCGGCTGACGCTGCCGCAGACAAACTAATAGATCCAAAAGATAAGACAGATCTAAAGAATTCAGCTAATAAGACAAGAGGAAGATTGAAAACTTCATTTAAAAATTTATTTAGAACTGCCATAAGAGGATTTGCTATTGCTGGTGCTGTATATGCAGCTTACGAATTTACTAGTTTTATTATTGAAAAAGCTTCTGAAGAAATGGAAGAGTATAAAAAGAAAGCTGCTGAATTTGAAGCACAAGGAAAAACTATTGGCCAAGCATTTGGTACTCCAAAGTTTGAAAAATCTCCTGGAACTACGGCGTGGGGCCCCGACGATGAGAACGATACTATGGACTATAACCCATCAGTGGTGTCGACGACCCCTGGAAAAAGAAGGAAGGATTCAGAATTAATAAAAATGTCCATGGGACTGGCTAAAAATATTGCACAGGATGAAGACGTTGGTGGTGAAGCCGCTGGAAAGACTCAAAATGAAAGAATATCAAAACAATTAGAAGGACTGAAAAATCTAGATTGGAAGGAAGGTAAAAAATTTCTTGAGCGCTTTGCTACTCAATCTACAAGTACTGGTGCATCTTTAACCGAAGGCGATTTTAAAACAATAATGGATTGGATTAAAACTTTAGCGAACGGCGTGCGGCCAGTTTCTTATTATACGGAAAGGTTAAAGGCTGGTTCGTTTGGATCAGTTAAAATAGGTCCAAATAGAAAAGATGCCAGATATAGACTAGAAGAAGCGAGTAAAGAATCTAAATCATCCACGGCACCTACTCCTGTTCCTTACAACGATAATGTAATGGGTGATACGTTAGAAACTCCTGAGGGCGTGGCTAAATATCTGAACAAAGACAATACCAATAAAAATGCCAACAAGGAATTGATGAAATCTAGAAAGACTGTAGGATGGATCCAGCAATTAGGTAATTGGCTAGCAAATGTCCCGAACCCTTCCAATGTCGACCCGACGTCCTTCAAGACTAATATGATCGACGATATGGACGATTTCGATTATAAGGGCGGAGAGCCTACTGCAATGATGGCACCAACATATAAAGCTGGATCTCTTAGAATGAGTGGTTTAGAAGCGGAGATGGTTTCAATAAATAACGCAATGAAATCACAAGCTCCTATAGTTATAGCGTCACCTAGTTCCTCTTCACCAACTAGTGTAGATCAATCACAGACTATTATCAATAATAGTAATCGTAAAACTACTATTTCTGGTGGTCTTTCTCAATATACACAATCGCCAACAAGATCTGCTGCGTCTCGATTTTCTGTAGCTTTTACATAAAAAAAAGAGGGGACCGAAGTCCCCTCTGATATTTTATCAATCCTCCTCTGCCAATTTCTTGAAGAATGATAGACTATCGTCATCTTCTTCATCATCATTACTCCAAGGAACACTATCTTCTTCCTTAGCTGCCGCAACACGAGGTTGAGGTGCTGGAGCAACTTCATTTAGTTCAGGACCACCATCAAGACCAAGAACACGATTGAGTCGAGTCTTTTGTTCTTCATATGACTTGAACTCAGATACATCAAGAAACTTAGATAGTGGATGTTGAGAGTTCCAAATCTCTTCAATCCTTGCATCATCGTCAGATACAACAGAACTCTTATCAAACTCTGATAGGTCATAGTTCTGATAACCTTCATATCGACGAATCTTCAACTTGAAGTTAGCACCCTCCCAGAAATCGAAAGGATTCATTGGATCTTCATCTTCAAATTGAGGTTGCATTGCATTCTGCATCTTTTCGAAGATCTTTGCGCCATACCGATAAAGAAACACTTGACCCTCATTCTGAGGATTTGCCTTATCTGATACGACTAGAACATTGGAATAATAGTTTAATCGACGCTTCTGCTTACGAACAATATCCTTGTTGGACTCTACACCTGAGTTCCAAAGCATAGAGTTGTGTTCGCAAACTGGACACTTTTCGCCAATTGTGGTTCGACATTCGTCAATCCACCAACCACCAGGACCCTGGAATCCATGATTGTATACCTTGACCCATGGAAGTTCTTCACCAGGGGCTGATGGTAGGAATCGAATGACTGAGTATCCGTTTCCTGCCTTGTCTACTTCAGGCTTCCAGATATTTTCGTTTGTGTTGAGTTCGTCTCGTGCCGTGACCTTTTCGGCTGCTGTTACTAGGTCACGAAGTGATGACTTACTTGACTTCTTGAGTGCGGCAAAAGATGTTGCTGCCATTTTTGATTCTCCTTAAAACTACTTAATACGACTTTATACGACTTAAACAAATATAGATTTTACGACATGACGATACTCCTTTGGATCAATTTCAATAAATGACGAATACTTTACTATCTTCTTATTATACTCGATCCAAATGAAATCGTCAACGTATTTATTGATCTTTTTCACGAATCCTAGCACTTTGTCTAGTATAATAAAAGACTCGATTGATATATCTTCAGAGATGAGGAGTTTCAGAATTATTGGATGTTGTCCATCATCACACTGAAACACCTCATCAAACTGAAGATCATTCCGATCCATATAATCACGAAGTTTACTCATATCTTCACGGAATGAATATTTAAGTGACTGGAACTTTCTCTTCCATTCGTTAAAGACTTGTTCAGCCTTGTCAGAAACAAGACCTCCACTCCAATTATTATCCTCCTTGATTAGATTTGAAACGAAGAATGGAACAAGTTCCTTCTTATGCCTCCTTTCTATCTTCTCAAAGAAAAACTTGTCTTTACGTCTTAAAAAAGATTCCTCCTTTACTCTCAGTTTACCATTATATTTAAAGTAATCATAATCAGTCGTAAAATGACTTCTCAACGCAAGATAAGTTTTATACGCATTGAAACCAGGAAACGACATCACATGGGCAATCTGCATAATTTCTCTGTTAGTAAATTTAAATCACTAGCCTCTGATTCAAGCTTCGCCTTGATAACTTTATTAATCATTTTAGCAACAGATTCAATCTCTACATTATTCTTTTCACAAAAATTGATAATTGCGTCAATATAAGATTCACCAGTTTCATACACAAAATCTTCAATTTCTTGATTGAACTTATTCTTATCAATCATTTCGAAATAATTCCTCCAGTATTCTTTCTTACAATATCTTCTGAGATTGCTTCAGCGTAATAGATTTCTAGTACCTCAGCATCTTCTACACATTCAAACCAATGATATTCACCCGGCTTCACTGTAGTGAAATTTCCTGGTCTTAGTTCTGTCTTATCTGTATGATCATAATCATTCTTACGTACAAAAATATTCATTTTACCGCTAATACAATAGAATCCGTTCCACTTGTGTTTATGTAAATGTTCTGAACATTTATAACCAGACTTTGTAATGATTCTGTGAACTTCAATCATGGGAGTCACTAAAAGAGATTCTGTCTGACCCCAAACTTTACCATAAATCATTTTTTAACCACTCCATCAATTTCTAAAATTTGTTCTATTATTTTTGGAAAATCTTTTAATTTAATCATATTATGACCATCACTCGGTGCATTATCAGGATCTGGATGGACTTCCATAAAGAGTCCTGCTATTGATACAGCGGTAGCTGCATAAGCAATAACAGAAGCAAAACGTCTATCACCCCCACTTGAACCTCCCTGACCTCCTGGATATTGTACGGCATGTGTGCAATCCATAATGACAGGTGCATATTCTTTCATCACTTCTAATGAACGCATATCAACAACGAGATTGTTATATCCAAATGTTGTACCTCGTTCAGTTAACATTACTTCATTATAACCAAAGGATTTTATCTTGTCAACTATATTTTTCGTTTCCCATGGAGATAAAAATTGTCCTTTTTTTACATTCACAGGTTTACCAGTTTCGGCAGCTGATTTTAGAAGATCGGTTTGCCTACAGAGAAATGCTGGTATTTGAAGAATATCAGCATTAGTTACGGCACATTGCCAAGATTCATGTACATCTGTTAATGTAGGTATACCTCTATTTCTTATTGAATCAAATGCATAATACGCACCATCAAAGTCTCCTCTGTATGAAGAGGATGATGTTCTATTTGCTTTATCAAAACTCATTTTAAAACAAAAGTTGACAGATAAATCGTCACAAATCTCTTTTAGAGTCTCTGCGATTTCCACTGCCAACTCTTGATTTTCAAAAACGCACGGTCCAGCAATAATCGATAGTTTCTTATCGTTAGCGAGACTATTATAAAAATTATTCATAAAAAATATGCTTTCCTATTCTAATTAATACCTTTTTATTTTTGCTCCATTTAGGTACGACATAATCCGCATGATAAAATCTAGAACCTCTTGTGAAGTCTTCTACATTAAAGTGTAGTAATGTATCTGCTATATTAATAGCTTTATACCAAGTTTGTAAATCTTTTGGTGTATCTGATTTACCGTCACAATACCAAGAAAATTGACACTTATATTTTACTATTTTGTTGTTTATCTTTATTGCCTGATATACAACGTCGCAGATGTTATTAGGGAAATCTTTGTCTTTTACACGATTTAGAGTTACGAGACCAATAGCATATTGACCAATAATTTCTTCTCCTCTAGCTTCAAAGTATATGTTTTTAGCTAAACAGTTCAGACTATCTTTATCTACTTCGTGACTGTCTGCATTACCCGGCAATGTTGCCATAGATACAAAAATAAGAATTAAGTAGAAAAAACAAAAAATGATAAACTTTGCGATTCCCTCTTCGGAGAATTTAAACAATGTTATATCCTTTAATTGTTATAAGTGATTGGGCCCGTTATATGACAGGGTGGAACCCATACCCCGTGACTACAAGTCGATTAAGCCGCTAGGCGGATATCCTCGAAGTGGTTGTCATTTGCAACATTAAAGTTAGCATTTATAGTTTTGGTCCGATACGCTGGTACCATGGCGTCTACCTCGGTTTGATCTTTACTACGTCAGTCGAACCTAATATCACCCCCCGCATAAGCATACCACAACAAACTCTTTCGTGTCTAGCAAGGTCTCATTACTAGAGACGGTGATATGCTTATGGTGGAGGTGACGGGTACTGCCCCCGTGTCCTGAACGTTTATTCTATCTCCTCTCAGACGGTAGATTTAATATTTATATTATTCATCTCTAGACTCTTGACATAATCAAATTCATCTGCAAGCCGGTCCAGATATTCTTCGTATTCCTCACGAATCTTAGGATATCGAAACGCTTCTTCATACAACTCAATAAGTTCAAACATCACATTCACTCCCTCATTCATCTTACCATTCTACACGGTAGCCTTGACGCTTAAGGTAACTGACTACCTCCATCATATCGTTACCGCTAAAACACTCGTAGTGCCGACCTTCAACGAACTTTCCGGTTTCGGCATTGTAGAGGTTGGCGTAGTAGTTGCCGATGGATTCTTTAGAAAGATCTACGGGTGTCTTAAAACGATGGATTTTGGACATCTTGTGTTCCTTCTGTTATGTGTTAGTGTTCTTACAGTATAGTACCAAAATGAATTAATGTCAACGAAAAAGTTGAAGAATTTGTCTCATCAACTAGAACATCCTTTCTATAAAAAAATGATGGCCACGATTTTTCCCCTCTTTCAGTACTCCATCTGCCATCCCTACTGGTACCTCTCTGAAACGAGCCTCAGCAGCACGGTGTTATTTATATTTGGTACGCCCACCAGGATTCGAACCTGGACCGCTCCCTAATCTGGGGACCATATGCCGGTTATAAGCCGGGTGTTCTACCGTTAAACTATGGGCGCATATTTCTCGATCTCGGCAGGACTCGAACCTGCAATATTTAGTTTAATGGCGCCCCGTGCTGGACTCGAACCAGCGACCTACGGTTTAGAAGACCGTTGCTCTAAATCCTACTGAGCTAACGGGGCTTTATTAAACTATACCAATTAACAGTTCCAACACAATTTCGAAATTGCGTATGCAAAAGGCAAAAATGATAGTAGAACAAATATTACCATATACCAACCAATCAAGGTAATACTCTCTTTACGACTACATGCGCCATCTCAAATGGTAGAGTTACGACATCGTAAGCAATACCAATAGGTGTCAATGGTGTTACAGCACATGCTGAAAGCAAAAGACTGAGACTGATAATGATTACCTTTTTCATAGTTCCTCAATCACATAATTTTCCATTACTTCATTATATACTGACTTGGCAATGTCGTCAACTAAATTTTCATCACATTCAATATGGATAGTCTTACCGATTCGAACATTTTCAACCATATCATATCCCATAGATCGTAAAGCATTTGCTACTGCATCACCTTGCATATCTTTGATACCGGGACGAAGAGTTGTGGTGATCCTATATTTCTTTATCATTTAGTTTTTCTCTAACCCAGTTAATCTTATAGTCAGTGGACCACTCGCTAAGATAAGCATTGTCTTTGTCGAACAGATCCAACATTTCTTCTTCAGTGACAAGAGTGCTGTCTACAATATATTCGCCCATATGTTTTTGAGAAAACTCTTCACATTCTTCCATACTCACTGTATCTTTTGCCCATTCTTCCGGCCAACAAGGTTCATCAGGATTCAATTTCTGCAAATCATCTTTATGCATCACATAACGCATACGATGAGATGAAATACAGGTTACGACAACATAATCTTTACTCATTTAATAATCCATTCCTAACTAGTCTGTTTCTTCTGGCATCATTTCAACATCTTTCTTCTCCACCATTTCACCGTTACGAACAACGTAGTGTTTAACTTCACACATACTTGACTTAATATAAGCACGACCTCCGTCGATCATATTGCCGTTCTCAAACCGTTTATAATCATGGCGATGTGCGCTGTACTGTAGATTGCCATCATCATCTTCAACAAGCCCAAACTCTACAGATTCAATTCGATCTGCATTGGTAATCATAATTTGTGGCTTTTGTGTTACTCGTGTATCAACCATATTGTAATATAATCCAAAGTAATGGTTACCAAACTCAGGATGTGGAGTCTCTCTGTAAAAGATATCCATTGCCCATGCCTCATAGCCCAGAGCACTTGTACACACATAGGTAACAGGAACACCATCTTTCTTAGTATAGTGTTCACTAATCTTGTCAGTATCAAATAGTGGTTCGTGTTTAATCATCATTTCAATCCCATAGCGATTTGTTATTTTATGATATAATCTAGATTTAACCAGTCTGTTTCTTCTGGCATCATTTCAACTTTATCACCGTGTAGTTCTTTAAGTTGATTCCATATATGAACATTGTTATTGCGTAGTGTATAACTCTCCTTACCGCAACTATAGCAACTGCCAGTTGATCCATAGAAGTTAAATCTATCACCAGCATCCTCTACACGAGTAATGCCACTGTTCATACGCCAACTGTCGCCGTCAAGGTATCCACCGCTCCAACCAGCAAGAACACGATAATGAGGATCATCACCGTTTATTTTAATAACAACCCAGTTGTCAGGATTATAATTAGTCATTCTCGTCTTTACCTCACTTATCCCAAGTAATTTTTGGATTACCATCATTATAATATGATTCTAGTATTTTGTCAAGTGTTTCTACCGTCTCTGTCTTGTATGAATCTAACCATTTTGAGAAACGATTCCAATCTTCTCCAAGCATAATAGGCAATCCAATCTCTTCTGGATATGCGCTTTCAGTTCCGTAAATGTCAATACGACCACCTGACCATTGCTGAGTGACTTCTTCAGGCTCAATAGTCTGCTGTAATATCTCACTCCAACGTGGTTCGTTCTTACGAGTCAACCCACGATCACGAAACCATTGCATGGAGATTGGTCCCATCCAGTTTGTAGAGTATGATATCATCCTCGCCTCATTTATCATATACATCCTAACTTATTTTGATAAAAAAGTCAACCCCTTTTCTACTCGTCAGTAGACGCTGAACTGTCAATTCAGTTGCCATGGTGCGCTTGGACTTACAGATCGGCATTGTAATCCGACATATGCCAGAAGGCGTTGGGGGTAACTCACGTATAGTCACCAGCCAGGAGCAGTGTAGTCTCTGTCCTTCCTATATGATGCAAAACCATCAAGACCATATGCGGGACAGACCATGATCTTCTCAGGCAAACCCATGTTATCCTTCTCACCTGCTTCACCGCAGATAAAAAACACACCAGTCTTTTCAGACATTGCATGTCTTAGAATGGTCTCGTACTTCTCAACCTTCTTGCGAAGGAGTAGTACTTCTTCATAATAATCTTCAGTCCAATCATCAAATGAGTTATAATCAGTCTTTCGAATTTCCGTTTCTCTTGCTTTTGCAAGATCAAGACATGCGTCCTGCAACCATGCTTTCATCAGTGGATCAATCTGCATGTTCCACGTTTGATTTAGACACTGACGAATAAGGTATTCTGCATTATTAATAAAATCGATGGTATTCATCCTCGCCTCTTTCCAGTGGTTGGATCATTAGCGTCTTCTTTAGATAGTACCTGTAGACCACCTTTGTTATACGCTTGACCGACAACATATTGAGAACTATACATCAGTTTTGTCTCTCTGTCAACTGATTTATTCGTTTGAATCGGTACAATTCTGTTACTGAGAGGAATTTGGTCGGAGTGGTAGGATTCGAACCTACGACCCTCTGGTCCCAAACCAGATACACTACCAGGCTGTGCTACACTCCGTTGAGAAGGATGAACGCCCATCTTACGAAGCCACTTATCATGTTCGATATCGGCTTGTAATTGACGCTTAGACTTTTTAGATTTTTGTTTACGAGTGGATGTTGTTGTCATCCACGGTCCCACAAGATGCATACTCATTAAGAGAACGCTACCATGTACATTAGGATAACTGCCATCAGACAAGAGAAAGCAGTAAACTCAACCAACATCTTCAGAACATTCAACATCATCATTCTCCTTCGTTCATCATGAGAAATGAAATTATCCTTTAGCGTTACCAGCACTTGTCGCCGAACACCTGAGTGTTACCAGACACCATAGCGTTATCAAATACCCTAGCGTTACCACCAGACACCATAGCGTTATCAAATACCCTAGCGTTACCAAACACCTCAGCGTAACCAGACACCCTAGCGTCACCATACACCCAAGCGTTACCATCCACCCAAGCGTCACCAGACACCTCAGCGTTACCATCCACCCAAGCGTCACCAGACACCTCAGCCTTACCAGACACCTTAGCGTAACCAGTTACCCTAGCGTTACCAGTCAACCTAGCGTTATCAGACACCACAGCGTTATCAGACACCACAGCGTTACCATACACCCAAACGTTACCATCCACCCAAGCGTCACCAGACACCCTAGCGTTACCAGTCACCCAAACATCACCAGACACCCTAGCGTTACCAGTCAACCTAACGTTACCATACACCCTAGCGTTATCAGTCACCCTAACGTTATCAGACACCACAGCGTAATCAGACACTCTAGCGGCGCGCCCAACACAAGCAGTGTCTGAAACAGTGGCGGTATCAGCAACCCAACCGCCGCCATTAGGATGTTGGTGGGCGGGAACTGGACCGCTGCCAAAGTCAAAAGTAGTCATGTCATTCACCCCTTCGTTCATCATGTTTATATCATAACAAAAGAATTAATTTTTGTCAACAACTTTTTTCGCATCTTCA